ATGTTGCCATTATTATTCTCCTTTTTTTCGTATTGATTTAATAAACTCATACTCTTTACCATTGATAATCTTAACATCAATCTCAGCTTCTACTTGACCACAAATAATCTGAGCATCTTTCATATTACGTTCCATCATTCTTTTATTCTTCAAGCACTCACTAATAGAATCTTGAATAGTATGTTCTATTAATGAACCACCTGTAAACAAACATAAAGCTAATACTGTTTTAATGACCATTGGCTCTAATCTTATCCTTTAATGATTCAATGTCACTTAATGCTTTTTCCATGTCTGTTTGTAATCTCATAATATTAACTTTGTTATGTGCCATGTTTTCTAAATCTTCTACAACACCTTCTACTTGTCCAGATATAAACTCTAATAGCATAAACTGTTCTTGATCTACAGGTGTTTGATCGGCTGCTTTGACTAGATCAGCTTCAAATAATGTCTGTCTAGTTTCAATGTTGTTTAGTCTTTCTAATATACCAAAGTAGGAGTAAACACCCATTCCTACAGAGCCAACAATAGCAATAAGGTTTCTGATTGGCATACCAATCGTTGTCTTATCGCTGATTTCCATTATGGCTTAGTTGGAAATTCTACTACCTCAACTTCCTCAACAGTAGTAAGATTTTCTGTTATATCTCTAAGTGCTTGTCTATATGTTTTCCAAGCAGTTGGGATTGTTGTACCTGTTTCTTTTGCTTTTATAATTATGTAATCAGTTTCAGTAAGTAGTGTATTTCTTTTGGCTCTTAAGTCAGTTATAGCTTGGTCGTATTCTACTATTGGTAATTGTGCTTGTATTTGTGACCAAGTAATTGGTTTAGTTTCAGAAAAAATTGCATTGTTATTTTCATCAGCACCACTAATAAATTTAACATTATTATTCCAATCTTCTTCGTTATTTATATCACCTTCAATAATAAATTCATAACTACCTAAAGATAAAATTGCTTTTGAAATCTTCATTATGCTAGTATCTCCATTAGTGTCATAGTTGATATAGTTCTGTGGTTAGCGACATTATCAATATTTTCACCTTCACTGTTTAATTTAAAAGTTTGACTAGAATTTAATGTTATTTGTAATTTGTAAGTTGTTGCTGAAGTAGTTGAAGGACTGTCTAAAAATTGAACTGAACTATTAGTAGCTTTTTGTAAAACATTATTAGAAGTAAAAACAGTTCCTCTTGTTCTATTACCAGAGGCATCACCCAATCCAATAGCTGTGCTTCCTCTTACTATTCTTGAAGCACTATATATATTACTTGTGCCACCATAATTAATTGAACAGTTTATAAGAATTTTACTACTTGTTGCTGAAGGTGTAATAGTTGCATTAAAACTAGTAAGGTCAACATATGTACCACTAGATGATGTTATTTCTTTTATGTCTGGTATAACAGTTTGTATTACTTGACCAATCTTGCCACCACCACCTACGCCTTCTACTGTACCTGTAAAGGTATAGTCATCAGCTAAATTCATAGATTCAGATTTTATTTTAATAAGTGCCATATTTACCTCTTAGGATATTTATCCTTGATTGATTGTATTCTAGTCTGTTCTGCTTCCAAACCATTTTCTATAATATTTTCCATTTGTTGATCAGCACTTCCGTATTCTGCTTTGCGTTTTTCAATTTGATCTAAATTATATTCATAGTCATCAGCGTCACTATCTAATGCGTTCAATTGTGCTTTTGTAGGTTGAGCAGTATCTAAATTCCATTCAGCAATATAAACAACACCGTCACCGTCATCTTGTAATATTACATCATTTCTAAAATCTACTACTCCGCCAATATATTTTTTTATTTTATTAGAAAGTTGAGCCATTATGCACCTCCTATTTTGAATGCACCAAAGTATGTAAAACCTGCACTATCACCTGTAATTGTTGTACCACTTCCAAAATCTGTGAATGTCACAATTTGAAAATAATCATCTGCGTCTGCGTCAACAATAATTGATGAATGTAAACTTGGCTCTCTATCACTACCACTATTTAATGCTATATGTTTATATCTTCCCATAACATTACTTCCATTTTTTTTAAAATCAAATTCAGTTGTTGATTGATCGTGAACTGCTTGAATATTTAATTGAGCAAATAATAAATATTTACCTGCTTCAGTTGGTGTAAATTTACTTGTAGATGTATCGTATTTTCCGTCTGAATCAAATACTTCTGAATTGAATGTCACGATTGTAGAAGTATTAGCACTCACAGATTGATTTGGTGTTTTAATTGCCATAAAAGCAGGTGTATTACCTCCACCACTAGGAGTTGCAAAAGTATTATCACCTCTTAAAAAAGTTGTACTATCTTTAGTTCCTGTTGCTGATAATTTTGCTAAAGAAACTGCTCCGTCAATAATTTTAGGACTTGAAACTGCTCCGTCAATAATCTTAGAACTTGAAACTGTGCTATCACTAGGTGTTCCAATATCTAAAACATTTCCTAATGCCATAATAAAATCAATAGTGTCAGATGAACTTAATGCTGAAGCAAAAGTAATTGTTGATCCGCTAACTGTAAAAGAATCAGTAGGTGCTTGGATAACACCATTCACAGATACAATTAAATGATTATTACTTTCTGGAACAAAATTAGCACTATCTAATTGCATTGTGTAAGCAGTGCTTCCGTCACAAGTAATACTATCTAGCTTGTGATATGCTCCGATTTGGGGGGTACGACCTATATAACTCATTCTATGTATCTCCTAATCTTATGAATGTGACATGCGTTCTATTAACTGTACTATTACCAAATAAATTAGCACTTTGTTCAGAATAACCATACAGTTGAACTTTATGTGTTGATGTATTAGTGACATCAAACATGAAACTACAAACTACCATTGCTCTGGCATTATTTCTGTAAATATTGTTGTAATTATCTGTAGCAACATCATAACTTGAATTATCTGTTGTAGTATATATGGCACCACCTGCTCTTGTTCCTGCGTCTGAAGAATCTACAATTTGTGGACTCCATTGAATTAAATAAATTCCTGTTGAGGGAAAAGTCCAAGTTCCACTAGATTGTGACATTGAACTTCCAAGATTACTAAATCCGTCAGTATCAACTTGTTCCCAATTTGAACTAGCGAGTATTGATGTATCTGCTGATAAACTTATATTTGAACTTAAACGCCATTGGTCTGCCATAGTAATTCCTAAAGAAGCACTTATCCCACCTACAGGTATTTTAGATAATGCCATTAGATCCCAAATGCCTCCTTAATTTCATCTACTGTTAATCCTAAGTCTTGGAGTTTTTGTTTAGCAGATGCTTTTTTGTTTTCTTTAGATGTGATTAAATTTGCTTCATACTCATTAGCTTGTGTTTCTAATGCGTTTAATTGTGCGTCAGTAGGTTTAGCTTTTTCTAAGTTCCATTCAGCTATATATGAACCTTGTCCTTCATCTTTTAAAATTACATCAGACCTAAAATCAATATCTGCGTTTACATATAATTTAATTTTTGTAGATAATTCTGCCATGTTATGCTCCTATTAATTTAAACCCACCAAATAAAGTATCACCATTACCTGGATCTAAAGTTTGTGCTCCACCATCATTATGATAAAAAGAAGCATAAACATAATCGGAAGTTCCATTCATTGTAGCTATAACACTACCAGACCAAGTAGTTTGAGTTTGTGAACCACCACTTATTCTTAAAATACTATTTTGAACACTATGTCTAATTTCTAAATTTAAGTCAGATGTATTATTCCCTGTGTTTGTAATTCTAGTGTTTGCAAATATCAAATATTTACCAGCTTCTGTTGGTGTAAATCTATAAGTGCTTGTACTGTAACAACCATCACTATCAAAATTTTCAACATCAAAAGCTATTGTTGTTACTGTACTTGAAGGAATAGATTGACCAGAATTTAGGTATGCACTAAAAGCAGGAGTATTATTTCCACCCACAGTAGCACTACCACCTAAAGAAACATCAGAGCCATTTAAATTTATAGATGAATTAACTAACATACTATTTGAAACACTATTAGTTGCAGGGGAAACAGTACCAATCGCTTTGCCTTGATAGATACAATACATAGTATCTGATGAAGTTATTGCTGAAGCTAGTGTTAAGGTTGAGCCATTTACAGTGTAGGCTTCAATCGGCTCTTGTCGGACATTATTTAAAAAAAGTTCAATGTCGTTAGCTGAACTAACTGATCTATCTAATGAATATGTATCTGTAGCACTTGTTGTAAATGTTTGCTTATCAAGTGTTAAGAACTTGTTTGCAGGTTCTTGTCCGATATACCCTGCCATGTTTTAGCTTACATCCGTTAATAGTTGTAAATGAACATCACAATTCCCAGAACTATCATCTGTTTGTGCTTGAATTTTATCTGATGATTGTAAAACAATTTTTGGTAATTCTAAAGATGAGCCACTAGGCAAAGATACATTTTCAAATATAAATTTTCCTGCGGTTGCTGAATTATCATATTTTTTAATTGATACATTCATAGCCGTTGTACCTGTATTTGCGAATGTACCTGCAATAACAAGTGATTTGCTAGTTGCAGTATAAACATCAGTAAGTGTGGCATCTGTTAAACTTACTTGTGCGTCATTAAAATTATTAGCCATATTTAACTCCCTAAAGCTACTGCAAATGGAATACTATTAGGATCACTTTCGGTGACGCTAATACCACTTGGCAGGGTTATTGCGTTTGTTGATGTGTTGATAGAAAACAACTCTAAACTATCAGCACCATCATATATCTTTACAGATAACGTATTTGCTGCTGAGTTGTCAATCCAAATTGTACCTGCCACCGCAGTTGTAGGTGCGGTATTACCAATATGCTGAGAATTAATTGCGTTTAATGTATCATTAAGATTTGATCTAAAAGTACCAAAAGCAACATTATCTATAGTTATTTGAGAAACTTGCGACATTAGTTTTTAATACCTTATATTCATTATGATTTCAAGCCATAACCATTAGCCTGATAATCAAAAATTCTTGAGATAGCGGAATTACTAGAATTATAGAAAGTCACATCAAATCCAGATGTAGATTTATTAGCTACCACAAAGTAATCTCCACTAGCCATATCTTGACCTGTAATATTAACATTAGGATTAGCATAGAATGGATTTGTAAAGACAACATTATATGTTCCTGTTCCACTAGCTATATCATCACCTGTTTCTTGTCTATTTTGTAAGTTTAGAGATACAGTTAATCCTTTCACTAAGGCTCTAGATTGATTGTTTAAGCTGATTAATCTTGCTCTAAATTTAAAATATTTACCTTTAAATGTTCCCTGTTGAGCAACACTTGTAAATGTAGAGATATCATCAAGGCTAGTTTCACTAGCACCAATCTGAATATTAGTTCCTGCATTTGTAGGTAGATTTCCGTCAAATGGTGCTTTGGCATTTTCAAATAAATCCTCATTACGACCAAAATCAAAGAGATCATAAGGATCATCAGAAATCATATCTAATTGAATTTTAAATGTAGCATCATAAATAAATGGCAGAGTAAAAGTTGAACTAAAATCATAAAAACCACTTCCTATAATATTCTTATTAATGCCACCTGTTTCAAATACATAGTTAGCGTCTACATCACTAAAATTACCCACACCTTCATCAAATTTACTAATTGTATCTAGGGTTATCACATTATCACCTGTAATAGTTCCTGTGTCTGTTCTTTTGAATGTATTAGTAAAACTACCTGCAAAATTAGGGTGTTCTGATATAGAGTTAATTAACTTATATCCTTGAGTAGTGACATTTGAAGATACTATTAATGAAGGCTCTAAACTCTCATTACCTAGTTTATCAATAGCTTTGATACCTAATGTAAAAGGTGCATCAATTTTATTTAAGATAATACTATTGGCACTTCTTCTAGGAACACGAACTAAATCAGTAGAATTAAACCATTGATAACCACTAGATACTTTTTGATAGCGTATTTCATAGGATTCAACATCAAGATCAGCCACAGGCAACCATGAAAGCTGCATTTGATCACTACCTATTAATGATATTGAAAATTCTTGTACATTGGCAGGTGGCTCGGTAGCACCAATCACTTTCCTTGTACCTGTGATATAAGCTGATTTAACTCCTAAGCTATTAATACCTCTGGCTCTTACTTCATAAGTTCCACCATCTACTGCATTTAATAGTTGATACTCTAAAGACTTACCTTGGGATACTATTCTAAAGTTATCAACTACCGCATCACCATTTCTATCTAAAGTTTGTTTTACTTCTATTTCATAATCATCAACAAATCTGTCAGTAGAAGCACCCACAGTAATTAATAATCTAGTGATGACTGTTCCGTCATTTAGTTCTTGTAGATCATCAGATAGAGTTAATGATGAAGGTGGTTGTACTGAGAAAGGATTAGGTAGATTTGTATCTGGAACAGTAGCTACTTCGTTAATAGTGCTGAATGTGTACCAACTGTTTTGGTGTTCCTGTAAAGATAGACTAGCAGTAAAATTTGCATTTAATGTCATACCACTTACTCTGAATGGTTTATCTGTCATTCCTAAGATTGTTGATGTGACATTAACAATATCACCAATAGCTAAATCTAAGGCTTCGTAATTGGCTTTTAAGGATAGTTTAAGGTTATTTCTACTTCTGTTTAAAATAATCTTACCAAATTCGTGTGCTTGATAAGGTGATGTAATAGTATCTAAGGTGACATTACCTTCTTGTAAGAAACCCCCGTCTGCAGTTTTATAGGTTTGATGATCTGCATCTGTTTCAGGATAAACAATAGCATCTACTTGGTAATTTTTTTCAGGATTTGGAAAATTCACAACCACTCGGTTATATTTTTCATTCTTACGCTCACTTTCTAACTTAATACCACCAATAATATTATCTTCATTAAGAGTAAAAGTAGCTGTTCCTGTTGTTTCAATTAGAAGTTTAAATTGACCTTGAACATAAGGGAGTAATCCACGCATACCTCTAAGAAATACTTTAACATTATCAATAATCTTCTTATTGGTGTCTATGACGGCATTACAATCAAAGAGATTAATATCTGATCCACCACTATAAGGAGTGACTTGAGTTTCTGCTATTTGAGATGCCGTATAAAAACTAGATATATCTAAATCACTATTAGATATTCCTTTTCCATATCGCTCATTTGTTAGATAGTCTAATAAACACCAAACAGGATTAGTTGTGTAAACATTGGTAGTTTTATTACCATTACTGTCAAATGTAGATACTTTACGACCTTGAACTTTTGTTTTGATATTAGGAATACCTGTATATTTGTCACTATCCCATGTAAAACGAAATGCAATATAGGCTACTCTTGATAGCTTATGGTTAGCAGTCCAACCATCTAAAGTTGAAAGTAAAGATGATACAGGTTGATTACTAACAACAGTGCCATAAAAAGGCTGAATAACTATTGTATCAGCATATTTACTATCATCAGAAGTAATTTGTGTACCATGGGCAAATGCACCGTCAAATGTGACTACATCATCATTGATTTGTATTTCTGTAATTGCATTTATTTCACCTTCACATAATACGATTGCTCCATAAAGATAAGTATTGTCAGTTCCAGATGTTTCTAGGAATACTCTTGTACCACCTACAAGACGTTCACCATAAATAACAGGAATTTGGGCATTATTAGATTGTTTATTAACCTGAACACCTCTGATTTCCTCTACTTGTGGTAAATCTGGGATGTCTGGAACAAACCAAGATATAACAGATTGTATAGCATCTTGGATTGTATCAATTACGCTACCCATTTATTATTTATCCTCATTACTTTCTCTATATCTTTATTAATTCTAATCCAGACCACTTCTTTATCATATTTCATATTAGTACCGAAATGTTCTTTTGCCCACTTAATCATATCTCTTAAATCTTTTCTACATACTAAATGAATAAAACACAAATTATCACCACATTTCCAATTCCCATAATCTATAATGCCATGATTAATGAATTTATCTTTGGTAATATCATTTAGATATGCCCAATTTAGAAATCCTGTGATTTCTTTATCACCAAATATTTTATATTGGTTTAAGCTAATACTAGGCTCTAAATAGAAATGTAATAATTCTTTTGAATTATCTTTGAATCTGTCAAATGTTTGAAAAAATTGAATGACATCATCAATCAATTACTTCTACCCCAAAGAATATCTTGAACTGTTAAACCTGCAAATTCAAATCCTCTGTCATTAGGGAAAAATCTATGTTGGCTACCTTCATTTGTTTTACGACCTGCCATTCTACTAAAATCAGAAAAATGAGAAGTACAAATTAAATCAATCGTGCCATTATTCGTATTTATTCTATAACTTTCAATAAAGCCTTTATCATATTGGTAGGTATCTATTAGTGCATCAGTGCTATTTAATAATCCTACATCAATTTTAACTTCATCATTAGAAACATTATTATTTAAAATAATAGATGCAAAAGCACTATCTACTGCTGATAATCTTACTGTAAAATTAGATACATCTAGTTTTGCATTTTCTGATTTAGATGTTATGGATAGTAGATGACCACTAGCAGAATATATATTAGAATTATGGGTTATGTCTTTGTAATGATTGGTTATTCTTTGAGGTGTTGGGAATAGTATTTCTACTAAGAGAATAGGCTTAATATTTTGGTTTGCTAATTCAGTTTTTAAAGCATTAGATAATCCTCTAGACATTACAACGCTTCTATGAAATCAACTTCAAATCTATATAAATCTATATCGTCAGTATTAAATTGCTGAATATCATTAGTCAGTCTTACAGTGAATGGAACATTATCATAAGTTATTGTGGCATCATCAGCTAGGTTTTCTCTTAATGGTGGCTCTATTGTTAAAGTAGATGCATTTCCTGATGGGTTTACATCTTCAATAATCATATAGACTTTGTCATGACTACCAAATTTAATAAGATCACCTGCTTTAAATGCACCATTAGAATTATTATGATGTCCGTCTACTGCTATGGTTGTATCACCTGCGGTATGTGCGCCATTGACTAATACTGTTCCTTGTTCATTACCTCTAGCACTAGAAATAACAGGTGGAACTATTTGGAATGTTTCTTTTTGACCTCTTTGTTTAATTATAAATGCATAAACAGGTGCAAATTTAGTTCTTCCCATAGGTGGGTATGAAGCTGAGAACTTCCATCTTTGACCATCTATTTGAACACTGAACATCTTTCCACTGTCTGTAGTAGATGTGATTGTTTTTTGTTCGGAACTAAATCCTAATGCTTTAAATGTAGGTGATGTTGGATATGTGCCACTCATTAAATCAATGCTTCCTTCCCTTGACTGTTCAGTGCATCATTTATCACATTAACAATAACACTTCTACGTTTAACTAATAAATTATCAAATCCTTCTGTGTCATTAGCCATAATATTGACATTCACTACTGTTCCTTTGTTTAGATTATCATTAGATACAATCGTTCCTGATTGATTTGGTACAAACATCTCTCTACCTTGTTCACCCACAATATAAGGTTGTCCTGCAGTCACGCTACCACCTAATGCTCTTGGAGGAGGTGCTGATCTAATTGCTGCAATCTGAGCCGCACCTTTAGCAGCAGTAATAGCAGCTTCTATATATCCTACTGGAAATCCTTTTTTTAAACCTGCGGCAACACCTTGAGCGGTACTCATAATAGCATCACCAATCGCTAATGCCTGATTTAATCTAAATGCTTCTTTATTAAATGTGGCTAAATTACCTAGAATATCTTTACCTGCACCTATAAGAATTTCTTTCTTTTTCTCTTGTGTCATTTCCTCAAACACAATTTCTCTTGCTCTACCTTTTTTTAACTCATCTAAAAATCTTCTTTCATTTTCTAATTTTTGATTATTTATTCTTTCTCGTTCATCTAATGCTGCAAGTGCCTCTGCAGTTTCCATATCTCTGATTTCTTTATTTGCTTGATATATTCTTGATGAAGCAGCAAGATTTCTTTCAGCAAATTTTTGCATAGCTTTTGCTAATTCTTCATTTGTTGACATAGCATCTTTTGCTTCATTCTTAACTTCAACAAAATTATGTGATACAACTTTTGCAAAAGCAGATTGTTGTTTACCTAAGTTTTCAAAATGAATATTTTGAAAAGCAATTCTTAATTCATTTATTTGTCGTCTATATTGGATAATATTATTTAATCTATCTGTCTCTGCTTTTGATAATTTATCTAAATCTATATCTTCAATATTAAAAACATCTATACCTCTTTCACTTAGTGATGTTTCCAATCCTTTTAATGCTTTTTGCACAATATCCATTTTAGCTTGTGCTTCATCTAAGTTATCAATATTTACAAATGCACCTTCAGGAATTTCCTTTGCTTTAGCCATCAAATCTTCTATTTGCCCCATTAAGAAACTGATAGTACCAAAAGCTACCATGCCTTTTTTACCAAATAACAATACTGAGATTATTCCTGCTTCTTGTACAATAGTTGGTAGACTTTGAAATCCACTAATAGTAGTGCCTAAACCATCTGCAATACTTTTAACGGCAGGTGCTATGCTCTTTATAGTAGATGATGTTTTTTGAATTGCTCCTGCAAAATTTTTACCAATAGAATTTGCTATATCTTTAATTTGTTGTTCATTTTCTTCTAAAAATTCATTTAGATCACCAAACTCTTTTTTTAATTCATCAAAAAAACCTTCCGCTACATCTTTTTGAAAATTAAAATACTTATCTCCAATCATTGAGATAGTTCCGTCTAATGTTTGTGCTAAGTCTTTTGTTGCATTTGCAAATTTACCATCACCACTAAATGCTTTTTCAAATGCGGCTACTGTTTCATCAACTGAAACTTTTGCACCTTCTTTGAATCCTAATAAACTCCTTACACCTTTCTCTCTAAATATATCTGCACTAGCAATACCACCTGCAAATGATCTTTGAATTTGACTAGCTGCAGTTTCAAAATCTAATCCTGTGACTGCTGCTACATTACCAGTAATTTCCAATATTCTGTTAAGATCGTCTGCATCTTTAGATACAACTGCAAGATTACCAGATGCTCTAGATATAGCCTCTAATGAAAATGGTACTTTACCTGCAAACTCTGAGAGATTATCAAATGCTTTTGATCCTTCTTTTGCTGATCCGAATAAAAACTTAAATCTAACTCCAAGACTTTCTACTTCTCTGCCAACATCAACAAATGATTTTACTGCTGCACCTGCACCAATACCTATTAATGCACCTTTTAAGCTAAATACTGATGATTTTACTGAGTTGAGCCTATTTTGTACTCCTGTTAAGGCTCTTTTCGTTTTGTCTTTTGCGATAATGTCAATATTGAGTTTTTTAGTCATTATCTTCTTTTACCTTGCATCTTTTCTTTATTCAATGCTTTTTGTTCTTCTTCGTGTTTGAGATTATAATATGCTGCCCATGAATTAAATTCTTCTACTGGCATTTGCATGAGTTCGCCAATAGTTTTGTGTAGTTTTTCTGCTAGGAAAAAATGAAACCTGTAATCAGGATCAGAATTTAGTTTTTTTTTAAGGTGTCTGAAGATGGGATTGTTCCCATGATTTGTCCTGCTACCCTGCCTATAATATCAGGATCAACAAACTTCTTCATTTTAATCTTACTCTCTAGATCAAACATTCTCTCACCATCTTTTGTTTCTGCTTTCTTAATAATAACATCTACTAGTACAGTGAGATCACTATCGTTTGATCCTTTGAATATTTCAGATTTTTCAAGCAGCGTGAATGGTTTAACATAAATGGCATCTTCGCCAGTTAAGTTCCATTCTTCAACTTCTATAATTTTTATCTCTTGGTGTTTAAAGTGTGAGATAGCACCTTCAAGGTAATCCTTTTTTGGCATTTATAAATTATACAGTTGTTGTGCTTACGCCGCCTGAGAATTGCACTGTTATTGTTCTAGCAATAACTCCGTCTAAAGATACGTTCTGAGATACGCCAGTCACTAAAGCAGTTCCAGTGTAATATGTATCTGCTGAATCTGCACCTTCAGGGTATAAGTTTAAAGTCACTGATGCACCTACTGTTAATGCGCCTTGACCTGAACTATCTGTTTCATCCCAGTGACATTCAATAGTACCTGTAGCATCTGATCTTAATGTTTTATACGTCTTAGATGTATCTGTAAGGCTTGTATCTTCAACTGTATCGCTAGTTTCATCAATAGTAAAACCAGTCACTTCCGCAACTGTATCTGTTCCTACTTTGACTACTCCGCTTGTTCCGACATGGGTTGCCATTCGCTTACTCCTTCATTTGTTTGTTGTTGTTCATCTACTTCTACATCTTTTTTCTTAGATGATCTAGTAGATTTTTTTTCTTGCTCAAGTTTATATCCTTTAGCTAGAAACTTGTCTATATCCTTATCCCAAATCTCAATGGTGTCATTTCCATTTGGCATAAATATTTTAATTCGTTTAGCCATTATGATGTACCTCTAACAAATTCATAGAATACCCTTACCACAATTCTTATTCCGCCCAAAGGATATAATGTACCTTCATCAGATGATATCTCTACTATTTTTGTTTCTTTGGCATTACCACCTCTAGTTCTGTCTGTATCTAGAGTTTCTTCTATAACTTCTATAAGCTGATTGCGTTTGGTATCTAGGTTGCTATCTGTGCCTTTCACATACCCCACAAGAACATAATCAATAGTTCCTGATCTTTTACCTGCTGCATAATCTCCTAGTGCAAAATCTTCTCTTGTTTCATCTCCAGTAGTGACATAAATCGCAGGGAATTGAGGATCAGCTAAATCTTCCTGCGGATTAATTGGCTCTCTGGTAATCTTCTTTAATTCAATAGGGGATGTGACCGCATCTAAGGTACTGATAATATTAGCTGCTATATCTTCTCGTAAACTCATAATTTCAACTCCTTTTCTAACACAGAAAAGAATATCTTTTCAATCTTTACTTCTTCATCTTTAGAAATACTAAAGAACTCTCTTTTAACTTTCTTTCTCCCTGCTCCTGCTTCATCATGGAAAAATGCTTTTCTATTAGCAAATCCTTGTCTAAAGAATAATTCACCTTTACTAGCTGATATTTTGCTAGTTAAAGAACTAAACATTTGACCAGTATCAGTAAGATCAACTGCTCCTGATTGTTTAACTGCCGCTCGTTTATATTTAGGTGAGTAGGGAGCAAATGCTTTACCTCTAAAATCTATACCTCTGGATTGAGTTCTTTTCTTGATAGCACCAATCTCAAATGCTGCTGCATTAGCTAAGGCTTTCTTAATAGCCTTCGGTACTCTTTGGGAAACTTTGAGCAGTTCTTTTTTAACTGCAATAGAATTGTCCTTAGCAGTAATGGATGCGACCATTATCTTACTAAGCGTAAATGGTGAATTGGCTCTTTCTCGCTCTCTGAAATAGTTCCGCTATCATCTTCATCATATTCTACGCCATCTCTTAATACGGCTTGGAACTCCTCAGCATATCTTGATTTATAATAATCCATTTTAACTTGGAATGTATCTGCACCATCTCCGCCTTGTGGATCTTTCCATTTAGTAAGCATAGGCAGGATATAATCTGATAATGCTTTATAAACTACACATCTAGTCCATTGAGCATTAGTTAATTTACTACTATCTAATTCTAGAGATGTCACTTTAGTAATATCTTTGTAGCGTACAGTATGGCGGTATCTCTCCCACCATTCTTCTCTAATCTGTCTAATAACATCATTCTCAGCGTGTTGTAGTTGTGTATCAAAGTCAGCTATTCCATATTCAGCTATATCAGGTTGATATTGCTGCACATCTGTTAATGCTACTGAAAATTCTGTGGTTGCCATTAATCTTCTTTCTTCTTCCTAGTTTTTTTTGGTTTTTCTTCAGCAGGTTTATTATCTACTAGATCAAACCCTCTTAATTTCCAATGTATTAAATTTTTTTCCCAATCAAATTTGGTTCTTGTAATTATTTTATCGCCTTTTTTTAATTTAACTAATTTAGTCATAAAATCTCCTTAGCAGGTGGGGATAAACCCCACCCACAAGCATATACTACTGGATTGATGAATCAAAGTGTAATTCAACACCATAAGAATCATGCAATTCGCCTACACCATAAACGGCAGTAGCAACAATCTCGTCTGCTCTTAGAGAAGCATCTCTTTGAGTTTCAATCTTGATGTCCTGCATCATAGCTAGTGCTAATGCATCCTTATGGAATATCGCACCTTTGTAATCACCTGCAGTACCAGTGTTAGCCATATTTGAAGTTTCAAATACGCTAATACCTGCAATTTGACCTACAAAACCTGAGCGTAGTGCTTCGTTCTGTAAATCACCTGCATTTGGATTTGCAAATGTGTTTGTTAAG